GCTTGAGTTACAGCGCACTGGACTTTGGCACTGCTGAATCAGACCCTGATGACATTGTTGCCCCGGTTGTCTACAAGAACCAGTTGTTTATATCTGGTGGTGAGACGTTTGAGGCTTTTCAGAACGTGGGTGGTGCTGACTTCCCATTCCAGCGAACAGGTCTGTACTTGCAGAAGGGATGCTTTGCCCCTTACTCGCTGATCAACGCTCAGGATACCTTCATGTGGGTTGGTGGTGGTAATAACGAATCACCTGCAATCTGGGCGCTAAACGGTAACAGCACAACCAAGATCTCAACCACGGCTATTGACTCTATCCTGACAGGTCTTACCGAGACACAGGTATCCGGGATATATGCTTGGACATACGCTCAGAAGGGAGCCTACTTTATAGGCTTTGCATTGCCTTCTACAACGCTTGTTTATGATATGACTACTCAGCGTTGGCATGAGCGCAAATCGCTCGTAGATGGCGTTCTGGGCGGCCTGAGAGTGGCTTCTGTCGTTAAGTCTTACGGTAAAGTATTTTGTGGTGACATTCTTGATGGCAGGGTTGGTATTTTAAGCCCTGACGTTTATACCGAGTACAGCGGGGCAATCATCAGGCGAGTGGCTACTCAGCCATTTCAGAACAATATGCAGTCTGTGTTTTTCCCCAGCTTGGAACTCACTGTTGAATCAGGCGTTGGTAATGATGCTGTTGCAGATCCGCAGATCACGCTTGAGCGCAGTCAGGATGGCAAGACATGGAGTGACCCAATATCCAGAAGCATTGGTAAGATTGGTGAATACAGCCGCAGGGCTATCTGGCGCAGGAATGGCAGGGCATCACGCTTTGAGTTATTTAGGTTTACATTGTCTGACGCTGTTAAGCCGGTGATTATCCAGCTTACGGCTAACATTGTTGGCGGTGACAAATGACAAGCCCGCTACTCAATGCAGCACAGCCGATCACCCGTGATGACGGAACGATGGAGCAGGCTTTTAGGCAGTGGACACAAGATGCGGCGTTAAGCATCCCTATTGTCGGTGTAGGCTCCCCAGAGGGCGTTGTGGAGGCCAGACAGTACAGCTTATACATTGACTCAACCGGGTCTGCTGGCTCGATCCAGTACCGTAAGATGCTACCAGATATAGGCGGTGACAGGTCACAGGGATGGCTTTTAGTATAAGGCGCTGCGGTGAGGATGAGGCTCTGGAAATACTCCAGCATCCGAGCGTTGTTAAGCCGTTGAAGGTGTTTGCCACAGAGATAAAAGATAACTTTGAGTGGTGGGTGTTAGGTGAAAAAGCGCTTCTTGCGGTTATGCCGAAAGGTGATATAGCAGAGGTTCATATAGCTTGTAAGATGCGAGACAGGGCTGGATTAAAAGAACACTTGGTTGGTGGAATGAATTGGTTAAAGAACAGGGGCTTTTCTGGCGTAGAGACTACAGCACCAGATGAGCGAAAGGCGTTAATAAATATGTTAAAATCACTTAACTTCACGAAAGAAAGTGACAGGTGGATAGCAAGATGGGTATAGAAACTGCAATAGCCGCAGCATCGGTAGGTTCTAGTCTTTTGGGCAATAGAAACCAACGCAAGCAGGCAGAAAAAGCAAATGAAATGTCTGCTGCTAATGTAGCTCAAAGACGCGCTGATATAGCTAAATACGGAGAAGCCGGGTTGCAAATGATAGCCCCAGCTTATGCTGCGCAGCGTGATGTGTTAACGCAAGCAATGGGAACATTGCCGGATTATTACACCCAGCAGTCACTACCACAATTTCAACTAGCTGAAGATGCCAGCATGCGAGCGCAGCAAGCACAAATGGCGGGTCTTGGAATGCAGACAGCATCATTGCTTGGTAATCCATACTATGGACCGCAATTGCAGCCGCAGGGAACTGGAATGGATTATGCGCAGTTAGCGGCAGCTACTCAGTTAGCGCCCATTGACACAAGCGCAATAGACAACGCTCTTGCATTGCAGGGTGCAAAGATTCCGATGGGTGGCACAAATCCAAACATGATGAATGTTACGCCAGAGCAAAGGCAGATGATCAATGATTGGAATTTAGCAACGCGAGAAATGGGTGGCGCAGGATATCAGGTTTAAATAAAGGTTCAGATTATGGCTATAAGCGCACAACAAATACGGGACGTTTTGGCGAAAAACCCAAACGCCTCACAAGCTCAAATTGAAAAAGCAATGGCGAAGTATGGCGTAACGCCACGCGAGTTCCTTATGGCAACTGGCGTTGATCCTGCAAACTATGCGGGCAATACTCGCGCTGCCGATGAGGTTTATACGCCTGTATATACTCCACCCACACCTGCGCCTACTCCTGCACCTGCTCCAGTAACGCCCGCGCCTGCACCTGCGCAAGTGGCCGCACCAGCAAACAGTCAGCAAATTGCTCAGCAATGGTCTTCTGCAAATCCAAATACAAGCATAGGTATGAGTTACGGACAGTACCAAGGGCCGGAAGAATTAAGAAGCTACTTTGAGCAAGGCGTACCTTCGCCTGCGCCTACACCTACACAAGCTCAACCGCCGTCTGGGGCAGCGCTAACTGGTCAGCCACAGTACAGCAACGATGTAATCAACAATGTTTTAAGGCAAAGATTTTTAGAATCTGGGCCACTATCTGCTGAAGATGTAAATCGCGCTGCTATTAGGTACGGTATTAGCCCGCAACAAGTGGCTAGTATTGATCCGCGATTAATGGAACAAATACAAACAGCGGGTCTTGCCCCTGCGCGAGAGACTCTTGCCGATGTAAGTCAGGGTTTGCGCGGTGATTATGCTACAGCGCAACAGTTTCAGGCTCCCTATCGAGAATATGGTCAAGAGGCCGCACAGCGACAAGCAGCATTAACTGGTGCGTTAGGTCCAGAAGCACAGCAACAAGCATTTGCTGAATATCAGGCATCACCAGCATTAGGATTCCTTCAGGAACAAAGCGAGAGAGCTTTGATGAGAAATGCGGCTGCTATGGGCGGTCTTGGTGGTGGCAACGTCAGACAAGATCTAACCAAGCTGACTGCCGACCTTTACGGTCAGGACTTCCAGAACCAGTTTAACCGCTTGGGTGATATAGCTACTCGCGGGTATGGTGCTGCTGCAACGTCTGCTGGGCTTGGTCAAAACTTAGCCACCGGAGCCGCTAATCTTGGTGCTACTGGTGCAGGCTATCAGATGCAAGCGGGTCGAGATATTAGCAATGCGCAGGGTCAAACAGCGGCAAACATGGCTAACCTACAAACTGCTTTGGGGACTACGCAGGCCAACAATCTTGCTAACCTGCAAAACCAGCAGCTTGGTGCGTACAATCTTGGCGGGCAATACGGTGCAAGTGCCACGAATCAATTTCTAGCTATGCAGAACGCTTTGCAGGGCATAGGAAATGCTTATGCTGGCGTACCCGGTCAGACATATACGCCAGTTACAAGTTATGATCTTAGTACAGCATTAAAGCGCGGTGGTGAGGCTTACGATTTGGCAACTAGCATGTTCCCCGGTCAACCGCAAAATCCCACGGGGTATCAGTTTGGTGGCAAAACAATCCCAAGCGGGGGTAATATTGGTAGCGGTATAGACTACGGTATCATGTACGGATAAAAAAAGAGATTTTCAAAATGGCTAACGAATACACATTAGGTCAGAAAATATCAGGCATAGGCGCGGCTCTTGGTGGCACTGTCCCGCAGTTCCAGCAGCAAATGCAACAGCTTGATGAAGCCAGAATGAAGGCTATGTATCAGGACGCTGGCGCGGCTTATCAAATGCTTCAGAATAATGATTATGGCGGCATAATTGATCTTGCCAATGATCGACTGCGCATACTCCAGCGTTTACCGGGATCAGACCCATCTGACACTATGCAGGTGTTGCAGCTTACTCAGTCTGCACAAGCCGGAAACCCTGAAGCTCAAGCACAGCTTTCTCAGGTTCTTGGCTCTGCTTACCAGCAGGGAATTGCCCGTGGATACGTTGCCAAGCCTGCTGCGCCTGAAAGGGTAACTGTAAGCGAAAATCAAGATATTTATGAGGTGGGACCAAGTGGAGATTACACAAAAGTTGTCAGTGGTCCGAGAAAGCCAGTTTCTGCACCAGATTATAAAACTTATGATCAGAACGGTATAACTTTCTACCGTGAGGGGCCTTATGCCGGTCTCTCTGTCGGTAAAGTTGCAGAATTGCAAAGGTCTGGAACAATAGCTAATTTTGGCGACCCACTAACTGAAATTCCTGCCAGCCGCCCTGCAAACGTGCAGGTTCCTTTAAGACCGCAACCACCACAGCCAGACTATTCTGCAATGTCCCAGCAGGAACAAGCGATTGTTATGCAGGAACGGGAAAGGCAACGGATAGAAGATGAACGCGCCACCGCAGCAGAGGCCCGCTTGGTTAGTGAAGATGAAAGAGAGCGAGCAGAGGCTGAGGCTGAAACAGAAGAAGCGCAACAAGCTCGCCAGATGGTAAGAGATGAGCTTATATCGGCTCTTGGTGTTATAGATAACATTATTTTGAAAGCCCCAATGTCTACAGTAAAAGCAGTAACAGGCCCGATTGAAGGCGCGGCAGAAGGCCCAAGCAAATTAACGTACATCCCGTATGGAGTAAAACCAGAAGAGGCCCAAGATTTAATAAACAACATAGATTTCCTGAAAAGTTTACAAGTAATGTCAAATCTTGGAAGGCTTACTGGTGTGCTTAGTGATTCTGACATTGCATTGCTTCAGAGCGCCTCATCAGGTATAGATAGAACAGGAAGCCCTGAAGATCTTATACGCAAAGTAAACGTCTTAAAAAATAAAATTATTGAGAAGCTAACAACCAAATTCAATATACCTGCTGAAGAAATAGCAGCTATGCTCCCGTATAAGCAGGAAGAAGCCGCGCCTCAATCGGGTAGCTTTGACCAACTTCTACAGCAACAAGGATTGCTCCGCGCAAAACAAATTTGATTAGGTAAACACATTGGCTACTAGAGAAGAAATAATTGCCGGGCTGCAAGATGTTGCAGATAGAGGCATGGAAGATCAATTAACCGATGCAGGCAGGGAGCTTTTTGATGCCGCTGTTAGGGACGGGCTGATCACCTCAAGTCGCGGAGTTATTGGCAAGATTGCTGAAACAATATCACCGCGATTTCAGGAAGATTTGCCTGAAGTTGAGCCTATGCTTGGTATACCAGCAGACCCTACTGAGGCTCAACAATTCATTGATAGCCTTTCAAGTGGAGAGGGTCTTGTTCCAAGAAGTGACGGCATGATTGGTCAATACATTGGCGCAAAAGTAACAACAGATAGATACGGAACACCTATAATTGAAACTCGCTCCGGTGAGAGAAAGTATTTAAATAAACCGGGGGTAAGCGTTGGTGATGTACCAAGAGTGGCTGAGGCTGTCATAGGAGGCGTAAAGGAAGCGGCTCCGTATATGGCGGGCGGTGCTGTTCCGGGCATAGTAAAAGGCGCTATAACTCAAGGCGCTATAGGTCTTGCAACGGAAGGTATACAACAGGCAGGAAAATCTATTAGGGGCGAAGATGTTGATGTAGAAGCTATGGTTTCCACACCAATAATGGCTATGGCTGCCGATGTTCTTGGTAGAGGTTTGTTTAGCATAGGCTCTAAAATATACTCAACTATAACCGGAAGAAGTGCGGGAAAGATAGCTCCAAACGACCTTATAGATAAGAACACGGGTCAGTTTAAGACAGAAGCTATAGATCAAATGAAAGCTTCCGCTACAGATCAAGATATAGATGATCTTGCTTTACGTTTACTTATGGATGAGGCTGAAAAAGGAAATCTTACAGAGTCTCAAATGCAATTATTTTCCAAAAAGATGGACGAGTATCTTGTGTCTGGTCAGGCAACTCCTGCGCAGGCTGAGAGGTATAATCTTTTCAAAAGCATGAAGATTGATCCAACTCGCGCACAGGTGACAAGGCAGGCTTCAGACTTTCAGACGCAGCAAGAATTAGCCAAGACAAGTGGACCTGTCAGAACAGCTTTAGAGCAACAGCAGGTTCAGATGGGTAGGGCGTTTGACACGATGGAGGCTGGAACTGGAGGCGTAATAAGAGCCGAGACATCACCAATACAGCAGGCCGTCATTGATAAGGCTGTAAAGCTAGATCAAGAAATTGGCGCTCTGTATAAGTCTGCTGATGAAATGGTTAAAGGCGCTCCAGCAATAGATATACAAAGCTATCTAAAAAGACTAGCCTCATTTAAACGGCTAAACCAGAGATCGTCAGGGACATACAAAGCGCTGGTTGGGCAGATAGAGGATCAAGGTTATAAAATTAAAAAAGGTAAATTTATTGATGGCGATAAGCCTGTTACCCCTAAACAAGCAGAATTTATTAGGCAGGGCATAAACAGTTTGTATGATGGAGCTAACCCGGTAGCTAAAACAATGATAAGAGAAGCTAAAGAGGCTCTTGATATGAGTGTTGGCAGGGCTTTGGGTAAAGATGCCTACCAGCAAGCGAGACAAGCATATTCAAATTTCAGAAAAGGTATGAGTCGAGAACAGTTAAGTAAATTCTCCAGAAATGAAAAAAGCTTGATAAAAGATTTACTTGAAGAACGTGTTCCTTCTGAGCAAGTTTTCGAAAGAGTAATAACGGGTCGCGGCTATACCGCAAAAGATTTAAGGGCTTTGAAAAATTACATTGTAGGAAATGGTAAACAAGTAAATCCTGCTGGAGCAACCGCTTGGGCTGATCTAAGAGCAGAAACTCTTAGATACATTAGGGAAAACTCTTTTGGTGGCCCTATTGGTGAGTTAGGCGAAAGAACTCTTACCAGAACAAGGTTGCAAAACGTTATACGGCGTATTGGTGACAATAAATTAAAAGTTATTTTTACCGATAAAGAAGTAAAGTTCTTAAATAATATGGCTAAATTGGCTGAAATAATAGAGCCTGTTGCTGGAACAGCTATGGGTCGTGGTCCAAGCGCTCAAGCTATTTCGCAACTTGAAAGAGCTGTTGCTTATTACACCGGAAGCGTTGGGGCGGCAGTCTTAAACTTTGGTAAAATGTTCTTAAATGCGGTAACTAAGTCTGCGGCAGAAACATCTACATTAACCCCAACAGGGTCAATAGCGTCTACCATTGGTAAAGAGGCTGCAAAAAAAGCAACAGAATCGGCTAGATTGAGACCAGAAACAATAGGGCGCTTAGGCGCTATTGGTACAGGTTCGGCAGTCGCTATTAGTGAGGAATAAATACAATGGCAAGATTTGGCGATTTAGACACACAATACTTTGATGCCTCTGGTGATCCACTGGTCAATGGTAAGATTTATTTCTATGAATCTGGGACCACTACGCCAAAG